CATCTACATCAAATACTAAGTTACCTGCTAATGCTAAGTTATCAATTGCCATTCTTGCATGACCATTCATAATTTGTTGTGCATCATCCATATTTTCTGGAACACCAATACCAAAAAATGTATATGGATTTTTTTCATATACAAAAGATTGATAAGGAGTTCTAAAAGGTTTAAATGGATTCTGAACAATTCTAATTACTTTATCTCGAATCATCCAAACATTAACTTGAACTTCTTCCATGTCATCAATTGATTCATCAAGTTCTAATCCTTCTTCTCTAGCACTTAATGCATCTATTGTTCCCCAGTATTCTAATACTTCAAATCTATTATTTTCAATATCAGGGTATTGACTTTTTTCTAAATCTATATCTGTTTCCCAAGATTTTTTATTATACTTAGCACCCATTCTTAAACATTCAAGTATTGCTTGTTTGTCAAAGAAAGGTCTGTTAGCTAAATCTAAAACTTGATTTCTATTTAATCTATGTCTTTGAATTACAAATTCTGCTTCTTCCATACTTCTAGCATTAGGGTCTGGATAAAAATCCCATATACTAACGAATTCCATTTTAGGAATTTTAACAGTTTCAGGTGTGTACTCTCTACTATTACCATTACTAGTATACTTATGTAAAGTTTTATTATATGTAAATGGTCCTTTAATAATTCCTGTTCCTAATAGACAAGCTTCAAAGATTGCATTTCTTAATTCAACACTACCATTTGATTCTTCTATTTGGTCTAATACTAATTTTTCTAATCTTCTTGCTGCTATTTGTGCAGGTTTAATTTGAGGCATCTCAGGACTTGGTGCTGGTCCAGATGATAAGTCTGCTTCTTCATATTCTTTTTCTAAAGAACCTAAGTTAGCATCATTATTTAAATCATTGAAAGTTGTACCAGGAGCTAAATCATTTCCATCACCAGGAAAACCTAATCCACCATTTGATTGTGACATAGTAGGTTCACCAGGAATATAATCCATATTACCTTCGATACCTGGAGTAGGTTCTTCATTTTCATTCATACCCATTTGTTCTTTTAATGGATTTAAATGAGCATACTCATCTATACCTTCAGGTACTCTAGTTTCTTGAATAGTTAATGGAAATTTATTTGCACCAAACAATACATCAATCAATTGACCATATGCTGCTAGTACTTTTGTTTTAGTTACTTTAACAAAGACTCTTGATTTCTCATGGTCTCTAAAAGCTACATTTTTAAAATATCTTCCTCGATAATTATGGAAAGATTGTAACCATCTATCCTCATCATCTTCTCTAGTAGTTTCACATTGTTGAAATCTAGAGTTTATTTTAGCAACAAGATTAGAAATAGTTTCATTTTCTTTTGCTTCATCCATAGTAGAATTTGTATCTTCTCTAATCTGGTCGTAGGTAGCCATATATAATTCCTTAAATTATTTGTGCAGTAATATAATAATACACTTATTATTACCCTTTGTCAACTATTTTTTTAATTTCTACTATAACACTATTAGGAATTATAGTACTATTTCCAATCTCTTCAATTTTACCTGTAGCTTCATCAGCCAAAGAATAATCTCCAAATATTCTAGTAACTCCTTTAGTTTGAGTTAATAAATGACCTTTAGTAACACATATTGGTAACTTAGCTTTCTTACAACCTTCCATACTTTGCCACGAACTGTCTGAGCAAATATCAAGCCAGTATACAGCAACAAGAGGATATCGGTCTATTTCTCTTTTTGCTTTAGGATTTATTTTTATTTTTCTCTTAACCATTATCTTTTTTTCCCTCCTGTTCTTTTTTCATTTTATCAAATCCTTTTTTACCTTTTCCATAGGGATTAAACTCTCCTTTACCTGATACATTTTTATCTTTAGCCCAGTCAGTAAATTGGTCTTTAATTCCACCAGCATCTGAGTATCTATAGATATTTAATTTAAATATTTGTTGTATATGTTTTTGTTTTAAATATTCTTGTAGTTCTTCATATGACATTACCTCATCATATTCTTTATTAGTCTTTTTATTTTTAAAAGTATATAGTGGCATTAGAAATACTTTCTTAATACTTCTAGTTGGTCATCATACTTAGCTATCATTTGTAATTCTTTTTCAATAGTTTCTATAATATCAGAATGTTCTCCAATCCCTATTGAGTTATTTAAATATATCTCTACATTTGCAGAATGTTTTTTTATATGACCTTCTGCGTGTGCTATTAAACTTTCTTTTATTTTATCTCTCATATTAATATCCAAATGTTGGGTCTGATGGTGTCCATCGTTTTTTGTTTGACATTTCTTCCCATACTGAAGTTGCTCTAGGTCTAGACATAACTAAATATCTTAGAGCATCATAAGCATGGTCAGATGCTTTTGTATCTACATCCTCTGGTCTACTAGGGTCAATAGGTATAGATTGTATTTCTCTTATTAAGTTGGGGCAAGATTTAAATATCTGGAGCTTGGGTCGACCTTTGTCGTTTAATTTTAATCTCTCATGTATTTGTATCTTGCCTTGAATTCTGTTCTTGTCAGCTCTTCTAAGCTTATGTCCTGCTCTGGATAGTACTTCCCCTACAGTTGGACCAGTAGCACCTGTCCTTGCCCACGCAGCTCCATCTAACACCCCACTTACAGACAACCTATCCTCTTTTTCAAACTCAAAGATTCTAGTAGCTAAGTCTTCGCCTGTTAAACCTTTCTGATATAGTTCTCTATAAATAATTAATGTTTCATCACTTGGGTCTACTGCTGCCCACACTACTGCAGATTCTGCTGCATAACCATAGTCAATTCCTTTTACTCTTATCCAATGTCTAGGTAAATCAAAAGGTTCAACTACATGACTATCATAATCAAACTCTGTAAATGCTGCACCTTCGGAAACATCCCAGTTCCCTTCTAGTAATTGTTTTCTTTGTACAGCAGGTAATGATTGTAACATCTGCTCATATTTACCATCTTCAGATAGATAAGGGTTATCTTCTAATCTAGCTGGTATAAATTTTCTTGTTATCTTATCTTCACCTTTAAAACTTTCATTTGGTGGAGCTGGGTCTAGATACCTTTTCTTAACCCAGTTTCCTCCAACTCCTCCAGGGTTTGCTGTACACCGAATGTAGCATTGTATTGCATTATTAGTTGTTCTCAATCGTGATTGCAAATACTGGAGTGGAAACTCTGTTGGATACTGTGTTAACTCATCAATACCTATCCAGGTATATGATTGTCCTTGGTATCTATAAACATCAGCATCTCTATCAAGGTAACCAAACTCCAATGAAGCTCCTGAAGGGAATCTCCATATCTTTTCGACTTCTCTAAACTTTGCACCCTTAAAAGCTTTAGGATACAACTCTCTAGACTTATCTATTAGTTCTCTTAATTCTGGCATTGACTTTCTTAACAGTAATGCTCTATGTTCTTTAATGTGCATAAATCTTAATGGGTCTACTAGCATAGCATAAGATTTACCACCTCCAGCAGAGCCACCATACAATACATCTTGTTCAGGTGCTGCTAGAAAATCTGTTTGAGGTCCTGAGTTAGGTTTAAATACTATTCTTTCTTTTTCTTCTTCAATGAGTTTTTTAACAGGACTAGGTAAGGTATCAAGTCTGTCTTCTTCGATAACCAAACCTTTCTTCGTTTCTTTATTTGTTTCGGCATTTTGCACTACTTTCAAAGTTTCTTTTTTTTCTCGAAGTCTTCTTGTCTTATTCTCCAAATTTTTTTTTAATCTAGCTATTTCTTTCTCTCTAGCTTTAACTGCTTTTCTTGAAGCAAGTTTAGCTTTATGAGCCATGCTATAATTATATTGTCTCTTTGGTTTCTCTTCAGACATTCTTACTTAACAATCCTCTTGATTCTACTTTAGGTTCAGGCTTATCTTTGTCTATGATTTTCTTTAAACCCATAGCTGATAACTTCCTGCCTGTTTGATGTTCTAATATTTCAACTGCTCCTCTTAAACTAAAAGCACCTGACTTAACACCATCTTTCATTTCTTTTAATGCTGATACTTCTTTATCAACAACCTCTAGTGTTTTATTATCCTCACCTAACTTATAACCAAAAGGAATAGTCGAACTATTTCTCTTCATCATCTATTTCAACATCTTCTGCATCAGCATCTATTAATTTTTCTTTTGAAGGTATTATGAATATACCTGATGCTGCTGTATGCGTTACATCAAGCTTATCTCTTTTCGCAATACCTACTCTATCCAACAATGTTTGAGCTGCTTGTAACTTAGCATTGACTTGTGGTATAGGGTCATCACTTTCTAATATCTCCACTAGTTTCTGACTAGCTCTTGGAGCAGACTTTGCTAGAATCTTTGTGGCGACATCTACAATCTCATCCTTTAAGGAATCAACAACATTAGACTTTGAGCTGTCAGCATACCCTGCTTCTCGTAGAGCTAGGTTTATATCACCTTTAGCAACACCACCGAGGGCTGTTAGAAAGCTTTGTTGTTGGTCTGTTAGTTTTCTTTGTTTATTATCTGAGTTAGTTGGTAGAAAGTTATTGTTCATGTATTCATTATAACAAGTTTACATCTAGTTGACAACATTATAATATTTATTTTAATTTAGAGTTGACAAATGCAGAACACATAGTATAATATATATGTAGCCTCTCCAGAGGGTCAAGCATATAAGTCTCTCTGGGGCAGTCCAGCAATATAGCAAGTCTTATGTGAATCTTTAAAGCAGGGCGAGTCTATCTAGTTTACACCTAAAGCTGTTCATTTTGTATAAGCATTATATATATACCCCCACACCCCCCCATGGCACTTATGTACCCTACCTTAGAATGCGTCTAATTAGCAACAAATATATATATAGATATTATATATAAAAAATATAACTAATAATCTTTAAATATCTTACTAGTTTACAGAGATAACAAGATTATCAAGCTTATATAATTTAAAAGAATTAGCCCTCAAACAATCTCTCAAAATCTCAAGCTTACCAACATTAAAAGCTATATTTCAATAACCCTTAAACCCTTGCCAAATCTCAAGCTATAACCCTCAATAATTTTTGAAGTGGGGGGTCGGTCTATAGCTTTTAAATCTCACCAATTAGATAGTTATAATAAATATATCTAAATTATATATACGATATAGCTTGACAATTTCAAATCACTTGACCTAGATTTTAGGTTATTTTTACAAATTATATTTAATATTTAAGCATTAATATTTATATAAAAACTTTTATAAATTCTTTTTGATTTGTTTTATTTTGGCAAGAAATATCTAATGTTCTTGCTTTGTTCCCCTGTGCATTATCGCCACACCCAAATAACTAGCTATTATCAATGCTTATTTAAGCAATAAAAATAATTATTTTGTATCTTTTATTTTGTATCTAAATTATAAGTTTATTTATGAGAACAAAACAAAAATTAGATAAAAGAACTCGAGCAAGATTGAGAGAACTTTCAAGAACTGAAAGTGTTTATAATCTTCAAGGTTCAAATTCCACTTATCGAGGGTTTTCAATTCATGGTGGAAAATCTAAAAGAGCCTACTATCAAGCTATCTCAAATGCTAATCAAAATCAATTAGCGAATTTTGTTGATAGTGGTAGGTCTCAAATAAAATATTAAAGCTGTAATTCTCTTTGTAGTTAGCTTTAAACTGGTAAACTAAACCAATAACAACTGGAGGTTGAATGTATAATTATGATGATGAGGCTTATAAATCTTATAGAAAATATCAAGCCCAAGTTTTAAGAGCAAAAAGATTTGAAGATAAGATTATTAAAAAACAATTAGAGCAATTTGCAAATGAGCAAAAACAAGCCCAAAAAGAATTGGACAAGCAATAATACAACTAATAGGAGAATACATGGTAAATATGACAGATAGTGAATTTGCTGTAATAAAAGCAATATTAAAAGTAGTAAGTGATAAATGCAACTACTACTGGCAAAATGAAAATGATATAGATTTTGATAAAAAAGAATATGAAAATTATCTTGAATTAAAAAAAGATTTAAAATATCATATTGATTTAGATAAATATAAAGATGTTGATTTATCAAAATTATTATACGACTTAAAATAATACAACCAATAGGAGAAAAAATGAAGACACAAATAGATAAAAAAAGCTTATACCAAAAAATGCAAGGTGATAAGATAATTTACTATAGCTATAATACAACTGTTGCTATAAAAACACCAATAGACACTTATGTTTGCGAGAATGTTTGGTCAGTTACAACAGCAAAACACCTTAATAGAATTGAGGAATTGACTGGTAGCAATAGAGAATATAGAATGAGATACAAAGATTTTAGAGAATTTTGTATCAATAACAATGTAGATAAACACTATATATAAAAACAACTGGAGGTTGAATGTTAAAACAAGTAGAAAAAATAATAAAAGATAATCAAAATAAATTGATTAAACTAGGGTTAGCTGATGACATAGAAAACATAGATTATGAATTAAAATACAACCCTTACACGAGGAGAGATACCATTATTTTTTTTGATAATGATTGTTTAAATGGCAATGCAAAAAGTATTATAAATTTTATTGCTGAAAAAATGAGTGAAAATAGTAATAGAATATTTAATGTGTATCAAAAAGAATCAGCATTATATGGTTGCTTTTTATACAAAGTAGAATAATAATAACAACTGGAGGTTGAATGATTGAACTATATCTAGGTTTTATACTAGGAATAATTTTATTAATAGCAATGGGAATTTTTGGTTGCCTTGCTACGATTGATTTAATTGAATATAAAAATAAAAAATAATAACTAACAACTGGAGGTTGCATGAGAAAAAATGATAAACTTAAAAACTTTACTAACTATAAAATGGATAGTGACGTTTATAAATTAAGACGTAAAGTTATTAATTTAATTTACGAATTAAAAAATGAGGGTTTAATATTGCCTAGAATAGATGTGAGAATAGGTGAAAATAAAAATTGCAATGTACTAGGTACAGCAAAACTACATGGCAATATAATATGGATAACTAAAAAAGCTGTAGTTAAAAGTGAAAACTATCTAAGGAATGTTGTTTATCATGAATTACTACATACAATCTATGGTTGTGAGCATGATGAAAGTTGTCCAATAATGGCTAGTAGTTTAAATAAAGTAATAAGCAAAAATAAATGTTTACAAATATTTAAAAACTACTATAAGAAATATAACAATATAAAACAAATGGAGGTAGCATGAATATAAAATATATAGTACCAGTAGGCTCTAAAATTACTAGAAAATTTTATTGTCCAGTACTTAAAAAACAAGTTGCATTAACAACTGATTTTACTGAAGATGAAATTGTTTTTAATGCTAATGAATTAAAGACAGTTGATAGTGGACATAATTTTAGTTATTTTAGATTTACAGTAGGTGCTACAAATTATGAGGGTCAACCAATTATAAAAAAATTTGATGTTGATTATTCAGTATCAGCAGAATATATTGAAATAAATAAACAAATGGAGGTTGCATGAATGTAAGTACAGTTGCTCAAGCTATAGAATATAAACAAGGACATTATAATTTAATATTATGGGGTTTAAATCATGGATATAATATAACTATCCTTGATGAGAATAAAGATAAGATATTAAATAACACGCATGACTATCACAAAATTTGTAGTACCATTAAGGATATGTATAAATTTGTTATAGTTATTATAGACCAAACAAAAAAGAGAGAAAAAAATCCTAATCATATAAAGGGGTGGGGGTTAGCTATTACTGATAATGAAGATGAAGATATTATTAGTGACTATTCAGCTAATAAATTCATGGACAAGTGGGCTAATCAATTCACAAAATTTCATGAAGAATTAAATCAAATATTAAACAACGAAAATTGGAGTTAGTATGAATGAGTATGAAAAAATTGAATGGATACATAGTCAACTATCAGAATTAATAAATGGTGTTGATGTTGATTTAGAAACTATGCAATTATTTATTGAACAAATTAGAGAAAATTATTTCAATAAAAATGGTAACTTAAAAAACAAATGGAGGTAGTATGTTAATTAAAGACGCAAAAAAAATTACTTATAGTTTAACTAGAACTAGTAAAATGCCTGGAAAATCTTATAGTCTTCCAGCGTGGGCTTGTCAAACTGGCTCTAAGCTTAGAAAGATTGAGGGTACACCTTGTTTTGGTTGCTATGCTTTAAAGGGTAATTATATTCGATACCCTAAGATAAAAGAGATACAGTATAAAAGACTTGAAGCAATCAATCATCCATTATGGGTTGACGCAATGGCTTGTCAAATAAAGGATGATGTTTTTAGGTGGCATGACGCAGGAGATATACAAAGTGTTGAACACTTGAGAAAGATATTTGCAGTATGTAGGCTAACACCTAACACTAAACATTGGTTGCCTACTCAAGAACGAAAATATTTATTGGAGGTTGACCCTAACGAGATACCAGATAATTTAATTATAAGGTTGAGTGGGTCAAAAATAAATGGCAGTATTCCAAACGCATGGGAACATACAAGTACAGTAGTCACAGAAAATGCTAGTTGTCCAGCACCTACTCAAGGTGGTAAGTGCTTAGATTGTCGAATGTGTTGGAATAAAGAAATAAAAAATGTGAGTTATGGTAAACACTAACAATTAACAATAACAAATGGAGAACAAATGATACAACTACTATATGAAACTAAAAAAGAACTAAAAGAAAATGTTGGTAATGAATTAAATTATATTGAAACATCTTTTTTTGGTGAGGAATATAAATCAACTGGTACTATTACAGGGTGCAATAAAAAAAGAAGTTGGTTTGCAAATGTAATAATGCAAGATGATAAAATAATAAAAGTAAAATAAAATTATGGTTGACATAATCTTGCCAGAATTATTTGGTAAGCAATAATAACAATAACAATAGGAGTTAAGATGTTTAAAAAAGAAATGAGTATAAAAGAATTTATTGAACAACCAGAAATCAAAACCTTAATTGATAAAGGAATGATGACTGTTAACGCAATAGATGAGCAAGAAGAAATCTACGATGAGAATGTTGATGAATTTGTAGATGAAATAAATAAAACTGGTAAACTAATATAGGAGGAGTAATGAAAAAATATAATCAATACACTTTAGAAAATTATTTTAAAATTCTAGAGATACAGACAGGCAGAAAAAATCCATGTGATATAATGGAATTTTTAGAAGAGCAATACTTTTCTAAATCTAAAGCAACTCATGTTAAGTATAAAGACATGGACATTACACACTTGATAAGAGTTATGTTGAATGCAAGTGATGATGTTGAAAACAATAGACTAGAAGTAATAAGACTAAGAAAAAAAATAAGTAAACTAACTAAAGTATTGGAGGGTTAATGAAACTGTTTACTAAAGCACAAAGAGATAAGTTAATTAAAAATCATGGAGAGAATGAGGGTGCAGATACAACTACCAAACATAAGGTAGTAGTAAAACTTTTTAATCCAGTTGGTATTGGTACATGGTACTTAACAGAATTAAATCCATATACAAATGTTGCGTTTGGGTTAGCTGACTTGCATGAAAAAGAAATAGGTTATGTAGATATAGCTGAACTTGAAAACCTTAAACTTCCAATGGGTTTAAAGATTGAGAGAGATAGATATAGCAAGATAGATAAAACATTAGAGGAGTTATTATAAAATGGCAAGTGACCACACAGAAAACCTAGATGAGTATTGTGAAGAGAATTATGGACATACTAACTGGGGATATTTAGATACTTATACAAAAGAAGAACTACAAAATGCAGACCATGATATTGAAAACAATATTGTATTTTGGCATGAAGCAATGGAAGATGAGGAGGATGAATGAAAATTAAAGAACTAATAAAAGAACTAAAATATTATGATGAAGAAACTGACTTTGCTATTAAGTTAGTTGTTGACCCTCATGATAGCAAGAAAGATGTACTATTAAATTGGATAGGTGAAATAGATACATCATTACTTGAACAAAGTTATATAGAATTTGGAGTAGAAAAATGATAGAAATAATTGTAAACGCACCAATGGAATTACAAATATTAATTTTGTTTGGTTTGGTTATGATAGTAAGGAGTATGTTTAAAGATGACAATAGAAATAATAAGTAGACAAGCTGATGAGTTGGCTAGAAAATATAATAAAACTAAAGATGAAGAAGATAAAATAAAATGGTATAAAAAAGTAAAGGAGATAAAAAACTTTGTAAAGGAAGAGGATGACTGGAAATAAATTAATAAGTAAAGCATATGTTAAGTATCTTAAAAAAAATTTATGGATAACTAAAGATATGTTTATAAAATATATTTGGAATAAAAAATGACAGTAGGATATGGACTAGGAATGTTATTAGTAGGACTGATAGCAATAATAATAGGTGGAACTATAATTTTTAAAGTAATAAATAAACTGGAGGATAAATGAAAAGACTAATAGAAGTTACACAAGATGATATAAATAACGGAACAACTGATGACTGCCATAATTGTGCAATAGCTTTAGCATTAAAAAGAGAATATAAAACTAATAATGTTGATGTATGGGTAGAGGGAGGTGACCCTATACTAACAGTTAATGATGATGATTTAAATCTAGATAGCTTTATGGAGAGTGATGTGTTAGACTTCATAGATTTATATGACAGCTATAATAAATTTGATTCTGATTATAAAGGTAGAGAACATAAGATACCTAAACCATTTACATTAGAGGTAGTTGAATGAAAGAACTAAAGTTTGAAATGAAATTAATAAAGATACTAGAACTATTACATAAACAAAAAGAAAGAGTGGTAGAAGATAAACCTATTTCATATTCTAGTCTATCAGATATTTATAATAGAGTAGAAACACTTTACGATATAATTAAAAATAATCAATACACACCAGAATATTATGGTGTTAAAGGTACTATGACTATAGGAATAAACACAGAACAAAAGGAGAACAATGACTGAACAAAATAAAATAAATATTATTGTTAGAAAAGAAACTAATTATGGTAGACATTTATATTATCCAGTAAACAAGGAGGATGAATGGATAACAATAATACAAAATCAAAAGTCACTAACTCAAGATGATGTGGCTTATTTAAAATCAACTGGCAGATTTAAATTTGAATTAGAAAGAGAGGAATTATAATGTTAGATTGTCAATTAAAAAGAGCAATAGATGATGAGTTTGACTACATGAATTATGATAGTATGACTAAAAGAGAAAAAGAAATTATGGGTTATCTACAAAAATTAATAGATGAGAGAAGTACATACGAGGAAATATTATAATGTACTTTGTAATTTTTAAAAAGAAAAAAGATAAAGACTATAGATTGTTTACTAATACAATTTTCTCTGAAGAAGAAACTGCTAAAGAGTTTGGTAAAAAAAGTATGAAGAGAACTCAAGAGTATAAAGTTGTAGAATATACTCAAGAAAACTTAGATGACTATTGGTATACTAAATAGATAATAAGATATGTATAATAGTAATATTATTAATACCCCTTAATATTTTATTTATATACTTATACCATAAATTTTTAGATGTATAAGAGAACATCTAGAAAACATTATATAGGTGTGACAATTAATCACATTCTATTGTTGATACAAAATTCTTGGTTGACATATTGTTGCCACAATTATATAGTAGACCAGAATAAATAAATATAAACAAAGGAGTAATATGTTATTTATTAAATGTAAGATACAAGGTGACCCAATGTTTACAGTTGATGTAGCTTGGACACAAGAGGAAGCAGTCAACTTGTTAAAAGAATACAGAGAGGATGACCCTAACTCAAAGTATTCTCTATCAGATACAGAGGGTCAAGAGGGCTTGACTAAAACACCTTTCAATAAAGATAGGTTTAATAAATACAAAGGAGTAAAATGAAAACAACTAAAGAAATTAAAGACCATTTTAGTAAGGATGAAATAAAAATTCTTATTGAAATCATAAGAGGTAGACAAGACTTTGATGTTATGGAAACTGCTATCAGAGATTTTTATTCTGATGAGTATGACCCTAATGAAATCTCTGATGACTATGATAAAGAATACTTATTAGAAAAGTTAGAGTTTGATTTTGAAATGGGAGGAGTAATATAATGGCAGATAGAATAATATATAGATTATGGGAGTATGATAGTTCAACAGGAGATGAAAAAATTTGGTACAGTCATTTAAGAAAAAATTTAGAAAATCAATTTCCAACTATTAGTGAAGACCAACATATCACAGAAATAAAATTTGATGCTAATGATATGGAAAGTTTATGTGATAAATTAAATAATGATGAACTAGAGGAGGAATAATGGAAAAGAAATATAGAACTAAAATGAAACCAGATACAAGACCAGTAGGAAAGTTAGCAAGTGAGAAGCATTGGAGTGTAGAGGGATTAATTAAATCATTAAACTATAAACAACAGGAGATTGATACATGGCTAAAGTTAAACAAGCAATCGTAGATGTAGAGGAAGAGGTAATGAATATTGTACAAGGTAATACAACACCAAGTCTTCCAGATGTACAAACTATTTTATTTAAAAAGTATTTTATGAAAGATGATACTGGATACTTTCTAAATGAGGATGTAGTTATAAGAGCATACAACAAAGCAGTATATGAAAAAGAAAACGATGAGGAGTATGATGAGTGTAGATAAGCAAGGAGATTTAAGAATAGATAGTTGGTTAATAAAAATATTCTTAACTAATGGAACAGAAAAAACAATAGTTGAACTACCAGATGAGATAAGTCAATCAATAGATGACTACTTATCGGAGATACAAGAGGAGTTAATATAATGGTAAGACTAACACCAGAACATTTTGAAGTAATAGATAGTAATAAAGCTAAGGCTCATGAGGATAGAAAGGAAATGAAAAAAGAATTAACAGAGTTTATAGATAAGTGTAATAGTTATGAATTACAAAGGATGTACTCAGAGTTTAAAAGATTAAGGAGGGAAGCATGAAATATTGGTTGTGTGAATTTCACGAACAAAATGGTGAAGCTGAATATAAACATAGACACATATACAATGACAAACAATTAGATGACATTGGACATGAGGGTGATGACCATGACTATAGAATCTTAAATCATTTCTTTTTTGAAAACATAACTAAGGATGATGAAGATGGAGGAGGTTATTGGACTGGTGATGGATGTAGGATAGTAAGATTTGATGGCATGACAGAGGTTAAGAAAAAAGATTTTAAAGTTATGTCAATGTGTGGTGTTTATTATGTAGGAGATAACATTAGATTAACTTGGAATAAAACTACTGAAAGCTATGATGAATATAGAGAAGAAAAATATAGATTGAAAGGAGCAAGTACAAAGGTATGACAGAGGACATGATGAAAGAAATACTTGAAGACTGGATGAGTTGGAAGTATGACATTATCGAAATGAATAATTCAGAGTGGACACAAAGGGATGAGAGTAAGTTAGCAATGATAGAAGCTATACTATTAGAACAATTAAATTTAATCAAAGCAAGGGATAGAAGATGAGTAATTTAAATCAAGAAGTAATATATGCAACAGCATTTATAGATGCTGAAGGACATATAGAATTTAAAACAAGAGATAAAAAAAATGGGAGAGGTAAGATATATCCATGTAAATCTATTAGAGTTGAAGTGACTAACACAGATTTTAAACCTGTGAAAGATATGATAGATACATTTGGATGTGGTTTTCTTTCTTATCCTAAGAGAAGATATAAAAAGAATGGTGAGTTAGGTAAGCAACAAATAAAATGGGGAGCATCACATAGAGATTGTTATAAAGTTATTAAAATAATTTTACCTTTTTTAAAAACTCAACAAAGAATAAATGTATCTAATGAAATAGTAAATTATTATGAGCAAAAAAGTCAGAGTTAATAAAGCAATCTTTGGTAGGAAAGTATTTAACAATAGAGTTGAACTTGAATACTATAGAAAATATAAAAAGATAAACTTAGTAAAGGAGTTAGTAGTGGACATACATCAAGCAGTAGGTATAGCTGAAGGTTATATACCAAGTGATAGTGCAGAGGAAGAATTAAGAGCATGGCAAATGTTAATTGATACTGGAGTTTGTTGGAAGCTTCAAGGTTGGTTTGGAAGACAAGCACATTGGTTAATAGATAATAATATATGTAAGGCTAAGGTAGTAAATTAATGCTTGACATTTTTTCAAATTAGTGTATAAGGATAATATGTTTTTAAAAAAATTAATAGTAAAACTGCGTATGTGGTATGCTGATGTAAGAGGACATCATGGTAAGCGATGGAACTATGAACCTTCAGAATGGTACATGGGTAGACATAACAAAAGGAGAAATAAAAATGGAAAAAAATAAAACAAAAAAATATATGGTGATGAGTAAGTTTACGCATTCAGATAGATTTATTTTAGAGAAACAATTTATTAATAGACATAGTGCTGATTATTTTGTTGACGCAATGATTTCAGAAAATGATTATAAGGACTTAGAATATTTTTTATTTGAGCAGAGTGTAGCTTATAATAAAAAAGATAATGTAGATGATGATGGCATTCCACTTTAATTATGGCAGGAAATAATTATAGAAGATTGGAGAAAGAAATGTTAACACCAAGACAATTAAAGTTATTTAAATATTTAGTAGCTTATAAAAAGAAGCATGAGATAATGCCTAAGTTTGATGAGATAAGAGAGTACATGAATATTAAATCAAAGAGTGGTGTTTATCAAATGCTTGGGTACATAGAGTGGAAAGGATATATTAAAAGGTATCCTGCACACGCAAGAGCAATAACAATTTTAAAGGAGGTAGCTTGATTAACTCTGAACTTTATCAAATAGAAAAGGATGCTTTTTTAGCAGGTCTATTTGATGCTGATGGTTCTGTTTCTATTTATCAAAGCTTAAAGAAAAAATCTAATAAGGTTTATACTGTTCATGCTTGTGAAATTTCTATGACCAATGAAGAAGTTATTAATTGGATTAAAGATACTGTTGGGTTTGGTAATATTTTTTATAGAGAAGCACATGAAAAATGGTTAGGTACTAAACCTCAATGGCGATGGAAAGTATCACACAAAAAAGCTTTAGAGTTTGCTAAAATTATATTACCTTATAGTATTATAAAAAAAGATAAGTTAAATAAAATAATAAAACATTATGAAATAAAAAAGGAGATAAGTTAATGCACATAGATAGTTATAAAATTTTTTCATATGGAACAGAATGGAAAAATGGAAAAGAAAGTAAAACAGAAACAATAAGACATATGCTAACATCAGAGGAATGTATTAGAGGTAAAGAATTAATACGACTTCTTGAACAGTTAGAAGAAACATGGCATGGTGATTATGGAGATAAAGATTGTCATGTTGAAATAACTTTTAAGAAAAGACAAGACTAAACTAGATACAACTTACAATAGAAAGGCAACACCCTGAACCTCTTTAAACTACTGATATTATTACATAATATTTATTTTTTAGAGAGGTTGTTAAGACAAAAGTTATAATGTATAATAGAGATACTGTCTTTAAAACAAAGACAAAATCTTTTATCCAACATAACTTACAGACAGGACATTCAATATGAGTAACAAATTCTTTTTAAAAAAAACATGGGTCAATGTAGATGTATGCGTTGAAGACTATTATAATTCAGGTACTACATTAGAACAAGTTAAAGAGAAAATAAATTGGAGTCCATATTCAAATATAATTAGTAAAGATGTGAAACATAGTAGACATACAGTAGAAGAAATTGATGAAGAAACATTTAAAAATAAAATCAAGAAATCCGATAGCGAAAAATCTACTAACAAGAAAGTTTCATTCGAAGATTATAAAGCAGAATAAAAAGTCTTTGTTACAAAAGGTGTTTGATAAAATGAAATATGATATTGAATAATGACACAGCACATAATATAAGTCAAGGCGAAGGTAGAGCAATTACATCTGAAGTATTATTATATCGAAGTGTTATTGTCAGAGCAATTATGGATGCATTGGATATAGATATTCATGCATGGGGTAATAGAAGAAAAGAAATAATCCAAGAAGCTAAGGCTTGGTTTTCAAAAAATGACTCACACTTCTGTGAGATATGCGATTACGCAAATTTAGAACCTACATTTATAATCAGAAAGTTTAAGCAATTACATGAAGCTAATGCTAAGAAACTATTTAAGCATAAAAATATTCATAAGTTTTTAACTCATTATATTTGTACCTTTCATCAACAGGAACGATATTAAAATGGCAACAGGAAAAAATACTAAGTTTGATTTAGACTTAGAGTATGGACAAATAAGAGAGAAGAGAGTAGCTGATTTACTTAAAGGAAGTAAAGTAGAAATTAAAACTGAGAGAGCATGGTGGAGAAAGACTGGTAACATTGCTATTGAGTATGAGTATAGAGATAAACCTTCAGGCATAGACAAGACAGAATCTAAATGGTGGTTTCATATATTAGAACTAAATAAAAAAGAACATTGTATGTTAGTCTTTAGAGTATCAAGATTAAAAAAAATAGTAAAGAAATATAAGAAGACACACACTAAAAACATAGGAGATTATAGAGCATCGAAGTGTGTAGTGTTACCTTTAAAATTATTATTTACTGAGGAGTGTATAGCAATATAAGTATGACAGATAAATCTTTATTAAAAGAATATAAATCTACAATCTCTGATTTAACAAAGGAGAAACAAGAATTAAATGATACTATCGTACAAAAAGATAGTAAGATTAAACAAATTCTAATACAATTAGAACAGGCTAATTCTGATATTCAATCTATGGGTTCTAAGATAGGTGAACTTCAGGAAAAGCTGAACAA